CTTGTAGTACCAGTGCCCCTCCGCCTTGGGGTTCAGATCATGAAAGACCTTTCTGTCCGGGCTGGACAGGGTACGGTCGAATACTTCCTTGATGAAAGTTTCGCTGCATTCATTGGCTTCGGTGATGTACGCGGTGCCGTAGGTGTTGCCCTTGATCAGCTTTTCGTCACCGGCTTTGCCACCACCAGACACCAGCACCACCTTTTCGCCGGTGGAAGTCTGGATGTACAGACAGTCGCGGTTCTGGTAGGTGCCCTCACGGCAGCGGCCCTCAAAATAGTTTTTCAGGCCGAAGCCGTCACAGTCCAGAATGTTCAGCCGGGCCGTCGCAGTGGATACGCCCGCGATCAAGTGGATGCGGCTCGGATGCTTTTCAAGAATGGTGCAATACGCCATCGTGATAAGCACGTTCTTACCACCACGTTTACCGCCCTCTGCAACGTTGAACCAGTGGTCAAAGCAGCCCCAGAAGAACCGCATCTGGTTTTCAGAAAATGGAGCCGGAATGTTCATTCTTCAAAGTCCTTGATATCGCGGTTTGGAACAGGCCGTTGCAGCAGATCCGCAAGGGTCTGTATGTCGTTATTTTGAGCAGCGGCATTTTCTTTTTCGGATGCGTCTTTGTACATACCCAGATGCTTGCCCAACAGGTCAAGGGCTCGGAGCTTATCTGCAAGTTTGACCTCGTGTTCCAAACCGTCCTCGCCAAAGCTCTTGACCTTAATGGACTGGATTGCGGCCAGATCATCCCGGGAAGCATCCAGCTTCACGGAAGCTGTCTCCGGGTCGATCAGGTCGCTGGCGTTTGCAAAAGCAATCTTGGCAAGTTCCCGCACGACACGATCAGCAGATACGCCGGTCCGACGGCTTTGCTCGGCCTGCAGCTGGGCAAGACGATTTTGAACCATAACATTTGATAACAGGCGAGCACTCTGCTCTTGGGCTGTTTTGGGGCTGTATCCGGCGCGGATGGCCGCCTGGGTCGCGTTCAGGTCGATCATATACTCTTCACAGAACCGCGCCTGCTTGTCGGTCATCCTCACCACCTCTCTTGCCGTAAAATCAAAAAGCCGCCCGGAAGATCCGAACGGCAGGATATTCAAAAAAATAAGCAGCACCCATGCATTCAGTTTGACGGACAGGCGTAAAACGGGCGGGTGCTGCTGCATCTGGAACTTTCGCGGCCAGATGCCCCGCTATGCTTTGCACAGCCGTCCCCCGACTGTACATTGCATGGCGCTCTGGGCAGGCCTTGAACCTGCAACCTACGGTTTTGGAGACCATCGCTCTGCCAATTGAGCTACCAGAGTAAAAAGCCGCCCTTGGAATCGAACCAGCCGTGTCTACACACACGCGCCGCGCTCCAAACTGCGCTCAGGCGGCAAATGGCGCGATATTGCGGAATCGAACCGCATCCCATCTCCCGGTTCGGTGGGGTGTCCATTTGCACATATCGCATAGATGCGCAGTCCGCGAAACGTGAAGAGAGAAAAATGCCTGCAAAGCCAAAAGGAGGAAAATTATCATGGGGGTTCGTTTCGGAGACTGCGTGTATCGGTTTGCCTTTCCGGCATTGCCGATGGTACTATTCAATCACTTTCGCACGGTTTCTGTACATACCGCGTACATACCGCGTACATACCCGAAGCTGTACAAAAAATCACGCGTTTTTTATGCACTTTCGTCAAAATCGCAAAAAGGTGTTGCTTCCCAGATCTCTGCAAGGGCTTCAAACCCTACTGTGATGGCTCTGGATGCCGTGTGTGCCTGTGCAAAGCCCACCTCAGCGGCGGCCTGCTCACGGGTCTTACCCTCAACATAACACAGGATGATGCACTTGCTGCGGCGGATGGATGCCGTGTCAGCATTCAGCAGATATGCCGTATCAATGGCCGCCTTCTGCATCTCCACATACTCGCACTTGAGGGCAGCCAGCTTTTCCTCTGCTTCCACAATGGCCGCGCCACCGTTCCCCACCTTGTCACTGGTTCCAGAACGACCAGGTGCAGCTGAAACGCTGGATGTGGTGGCGGTAGCGATGCACTGTAGATCTACAATGCGCTCTTCCTGCTGCTGAATCTGTGCCCGCATTCTTGGCAGTCGTTCAAACCATGCCCGCACCAGCTGGGCCTTTTCATTCTTAGGTGGCTTTTCGTTCTCGCTTTCAGGTGTCCATGTGCGGATCATTGTTCCTCCTTTACTCCTTCCAAAAACAGCAGCACTCCGGGTGCTGCAAACGGGACGCGGTAAATTTCAATGTCTGATTGGGTGATGTACTTACGGCCAAACAGCCGTTTCATGTCCTTCCATACGGCCCACGGGACGCGGTAGAAAGCCCTGCCGCTAAATGAGCATAGTACAAAGGCGACACCTCCGAGAGCTTCTGTGCGGCTCAAACGAAGCGCTTGCGCGGTCAACACACGATCAAAGGTCAGCCGGTCACTGTCAGTGTGCTTTGCTTCAAAATTGATGGCTCTTCCGCCTTTGAGAATGCCTTTGTAGTCCGGCTGGGCCTGTTTCGTGTAGCAGGCAAGGAACCGGCCAGCACGGTCCGGGCTTCCAATCGGACGCATCGGTTCCGGGGTCTTTTCGATGTCTGCAAGGCCGATGGATCTGTAATAGGCGCAGGCATTGTCAATGATGCTTTCAAAGCTAGCGCCCTCTGCGCGGCTTCGGGCACCTGTATAGCTGCGGCGAATACTTGCCGCCGTTCTTCGGTTATTCATTGCTCAATTCCTCCACATAGCGCCATCCTTGGGGCGGGCGAGTGATCTCCACAGGCCGCATGCTCAAAAGCACAGCTTTCATTCTCACGTCTCTCCCTTCAGTAATACTCGATTTCCACCAGCGAGGTGGACACCAACTCAAAACGTCCATCTTCCAGAGGGATGCGGAGCAGGTGATACTGCTCTCTGCAAGCGTATGATTTCGGCAGCAGCTCTCTGAAGTCCTCCACGGTAATGGTGTACTTCGGCTTACGCCTACCGGCATAGCCAACTTTTTCAATTGCCGGGGAGTAGACCGTGACATGGTAGCAGGGATGGTCAGCAGTTTCAGCTTCAGTTTTAGTTTCAGCATCAGCAGATGTCGAACTACAGGATGTAAACCACAGCGTCACAATCAGCAATGCTGCTGACACGATAAAGCAGGCCATTCTCTTTTCGGTTTTCATGCTTCACTTCGCCTCCTCAAAAATCCCAGTCGTCGGGGACATACAAACGGCACTCTCCATCCCCGTTGTCGCTGGTCGGTTTATCAAACGGGCAGCCCGGGCAACCATTTCCGACTGCTAAGTGGCAATGGCAAAAATCCATCAAATAATGGGCCATGTCCTCCGGCCTCATAGTGTCGGTTTCAGGGTTAGATTTCGCTTGATTATTCATCGTCGCCCCTCCAATACTCCACGAAATAGGTCAAAGTAGATTTGCCGCTGCGCTTTTCCTTTCCCACGCGGACGGTGTAGCCGTTCATCGACAGGACGACAACCAGAGCTTTCCGGTCCTCCACCTTGTCGCAGTCAATCTTGTAATGCTGTGACATTACCTGTACTCCTTTCCGGTGGCCTTGTCCCTTAGCGGGATGCGGCCAATGATTTCAAACCCTGCGATACCGGCCATCTGGCGCAGCAGGGGAACGATGTCTCCGATTCTGTCAAGCCGGGCGGCTTCCTTCTGGTACTCGTCCCGGCAGATGTTGCGCATGGCCGCGGTCGGTGTCGGGTCTGCATAATGCTCGGCATTCCGGCCCATATTTTCCTTGCTCATGTTCAAGCTCCATTCTCCAACAGGTCAAACAGAGTGGGTGCATCCTTTTCTGCATCCGCAGATTCCAGATAGCCCACGCCGTCACGAAAATAATCCGGGTTCAGCTCCACGCCCTTGCCCTTGCGGTTCATCTTCACCGCTTCATACGGCACCGTGAAAAGCCCTGCAAAGGGGTCAGCAACAAGTTCGCCCTCATTGCTGTACCGCTCAATCAGGCGCTGCACGATGTCGATCTGAAGCGGGCAGACGTGGAGGTTCTGCCGCCGCTGGCTCTGGGAGGTGTTGAGCGTTTTCATCCGCACAATGTCGTCCCAGACCGTCATATCCCATGAGCCGGGCGCAACGACCATAAAGGTGCTCGGCAGCCGTCCGTCTTTGTCGAGGCTTTCTGCGAGTTTGACGTGCTCGCCGTAGTCGTAGACACTGTCGCGGCTGAACTTCCGGTAGACGCTCTGGAGTTTGGAGGTTGGAATCTTCTCCAGATCCTCCCTAGCAAAAGGCC